ACCGTCCTCGCCTGCGTGTGGATGGTCGTGCACCTTCGCAACGCCTACCTCTGGAAGCGTGAGTCGTGACCTGCATCGTCGGCCTCGAGCATGACGGCACCGTCATCATCGGCGGCGATGCCGCAGCAGTCGAAGACACCCGCATCACTCGCTACACCGAGCCGAAGGTCTTCACCGTTGGTGAGTATCTGATCGGCTACTGCGATTCGTTCCGCATGGGCCAGCTGCTGCAGTACCGACTCAAGGTGCCCAAGCAGATCACCGACGACGACATGAGCCACATGTGCACCGTCTTCGTCGACGCCTGCCGCAAGCTCTTCCACCAGGGAGGCTTCGCCAAGAGCAGCGACAACGAAGACAGCGGGGGAGTGTTCCTGGTCGGCTATCGGGGCGCTCTCTACTGCATCGACGAGGACTACCACGTCGGCCGCTCTGCCCTTGGCTACGAAGCCATCGGCTGTGGCGATCACTTCGCCCTCGGTTCGCTGGCCTCGACCAGCGGCGACCCCGAAGCTCGAGTGCAGATGGCCCTCTATTCAGCAGCTCTGCATTCGACGTCGGTCTGCGAACCCTTCACCGTTCTCACCCAATCAACACAGGAGCCATGACCATGTTCACCGCCACCTTCTGGAAGTCAGCCGCCGAGCGCGCGATCAAGACAGTCGCCCAGGCGCTCATCGCCGTCATCGCTGCGACGACCTTCGATTGGTTCACCGCCGACTGGCAAGCCATCGCCGGCACCGCCGCCACCGCTGGCGTGCTCAGTCTTCTGAGCTCGATCGCTTCGGCTGGCATCGGCGACAAGGGCAGCACCTCGCTGCTCACGCTGCCGGTGACTGCGACGGTTCCTCCTGGCTCAGATATCTGAGCGAGATCCCCGGCTCGATCACGCAGTCCCCTGCTGCTGCGAATGGAAGCGATCAGACCTTCAAGGGCTGAGCCCGCAACACCTAACTGAGCCGGTCTGCGAAGATCCCCCGCTAGTGCCAATAGGCCACGGCGGGGGATCTTCTGCGTTGTGGCGCAACTACCGGCGACGATCTTGGCAGGCGCTCTACGGGCCAGATAGGGGGCTATCAGGGGCGATCTGAGAGGGTCCTTGACTATCTGGGGCATCGGGCTTACCTTGTCACACCCATGAGGCACAACCCGAGCAACTCAGGTATCATTCACCGCCACATCACGACCCCAAAGCGTGCGGCATGACCATCGTCCGCTGTCCCCGATGCGGACTCGTCGCTGCCTTCGGCACTGCCGAGCAACGTCTGAACGAGATCCAACGCCACCGCTGCGCACAACTGACTCATCCAACACACGCGTGGATCGCGTCAACGCCGGACGGTGCAGCGTGAAGCGCTCGACGTTCAAACAGACGCTTCAGTTCAGCGCACTAGTCGTCGGCTTTGCATTGCTGCCGGCACCAGTCGAAGCGATCGCGCAGTCTGATCTTCTCGGCCCGATGATCGCCCTGATTGGATTGTGTGCAGCTGCAGCGGTCGGCATCTTCGCATGGCCGGTCAAGCGATGAAGTCCGACTGGCTTGCAATGGTCGCTGTCTTCTGCATCGTCTTCATGGTGATGCTTTGGGTCTGGCTGATCAGTGGCGGCGTGCTGTGACTAACCCACAGAAACGCAAAGGCTCAGACGCTGAGCGTGCCGTCGTCGAGTACCTCGCCAGCATTGGCGTGCGCGCGCAACGCATCCCAGCCGGCGCAACTGACGACCGTGGCGATCTGTTCGTGCCGATCATCGAATGGCCGAGCATCGACGTGAAGAACTACTCGAGCTATTCCGGCCAACTGTCGCACTGGATCGATCGAGCGAACGACCAGGCAGGCAACGGCGGTCGCCGCTTCGGGATCGTGTGGTTCAAGCGCACACGCAAAACCAGCCCTGCTGATTGGTATGTCGCCATGACCGGCGAAGCCTTCACCACCCTCATGGCTATGATCGGAGACAAGCCGTGAACGAACATCAGATCGACCGCATGAAAGCACGACTGCTCGAAGAGTTTCTGGCTGCAGAGATTGATCGCGAGGTGCTTAGTGACTCCATCGAAACTCTCGAAATCTGTCGACGACGCATCGCCCATCTCGATCGACTCGTCGACGCACTGCAAGCCGAGATCGCATATCACCGTTCGTGTGGTCCGACGTGAGCACACCGTGGCAAGAGATCGCCGCTTGCCGTGGCTTACCGGCCGAGATGTTCTACCCATTCCGCACGAACGAACTCGGCAAGAAACGTGCCTTGCGCATCTGTGATCGATGCGAAGTCACTCAGCAGTGCCTCGCTTACGCAATAAAGAACGACGAGCAGTGGGGCATTTGGGGCGGACTGTCTCGACCCGAACGTCAATTAGTCGCCAAGCCATAAGGGGATGAGCTACATGAAACAACTCACGAGCATCGTCGACGATCTAGTCCAGCAACCTGTCCGACGTGATCGCTGGGGACGCTACGTTGTCCTGCCCGAAGGTGGCACTAAGCCGATCGGCTACACCAGGGCGACGACGATCGCCAAGGGAATCGAAGACTCTGGCGGTCTGCTCAATTGGGGCAAGCGCATGGTGGCCATCGGTCTCGCGCAACGCCCCGACCTTGTCGCCCTGGTGTCGACAACTCCCGACACCGACAAGAAAGCCCTCGACGGGATCTGCGAACGAGCTGCTGAGCAAGGGGGAGCCACGGTACGTCGTGACCTCGGCACTGCTGTGCACGGAATGCTCGAGCGCTCGTTCATTGACCCCACCTTTGTCGCGCCGGACCCCTACGGCAGCGACATTCAAGCCGTCCACGATGCGCTGGCGACCGCCCGCTTGCGCGTTGTGGACGGCTACTCCGAACGCATGATCGTCCAAGATCGTCACCAGATCGCCGGCACCTTCGATCTTCTCGTCGAAGACGAAACCGGCCAGCGCTTCGTCGCTGATTACAAGACCGGCTCATCGCTGCTCGGAGCACTGGCCTTCGCCATTCAGCTGTCGATCTACGCCAACGCTGACGCTCTCTACAACCAAGGCGCAGCGGCCGACGGCAGCGAAGACACCCGTGAGCCGATGCCCGAGGTGTCAAAGCTGCACGGCGTCATCATCCATGTGCAGCCAGGCAGCGGCGTTTGCGATCTTCACTGGCTGGATCTCGCCATCGGTGCTGAAGCACTGGAGCTCGCGATCGCTGTGCGACAGATGCGCAAGTCAAAGGTGCTGTCACCGATCACCGTCGAGGTCGACGTCGTGACACGCACCAAGCAGATCGCAGCAGCCGAAAAGATCCTCGCCGCCGCCGACGGCAACGTCGACGACGAGTGGCGCGCGTGGATGACTGGCCGACTCAAGTCGCTAATCGACGCAGGACACTCGCAACTCATCCGCAACTCATGGCCCGAAGGCATTCCCACGCTAGGCAGTGGCAAGCCAATCGCTAACCATCTCGCCGAGCCGATCGAGCAGGCAGTGGCCATGATCGAGACAGAGGTCGGCGCAGCGTTTCCCGACCCGAAGCCAGGCGAAGTGCTCGTTGAGCGCCGCAAGGCTGCACCGGCCCGACGTGGTGCACCCGACGAAGGCGGCGAAGTCGGCACGCCTGAGACTCAGAGCGTCAACAAACACGCGCGCAAGCTCACCGTCGAAGGTCGCACCTGGCTCGGCGCAATGATGCAAGCGGCGAAGGATGCGAACCGGCCCGTCAACATGACCGGCCCTGGCGGCAAGAAGACCGAGCGCCGATTCAACATCGCCAGCTCACTGATCGCCTTTGCCGATCACGCCGATGACGACATTGCTCGAGCGTTGATCTCGATCGCCATCGGCGAAGAGTTGCAGCCAGGACACGACCTTGGCGATGCCATCGGCACGCTCACCATCTCTGAGGCTATGCGTCTCGGACACCTCGCACGGGCGCTGAACGCCGGCTCGCTCATCCCCATGTGGGAGACCGACGGCGTGCGCATCACGGGCGACATCGACGCAGCAATCGCTGCGTAACAAACACAGAAAGCAGGACAGCACCATGACAGACATCATCAGTGAACTCACCCGATCAGGCGGAGCCTCAGCAAAGTGGGACGCTATCGGCGACGTGCGCCGTATCGTCATCACCGACGTTGAGAAACGACAGGTGACCGACTTCGTCACAGGCGAACTCAAGACCTGGCCGAACGGCGACCCCGTGTGGCAGTTCGTCTTCAGCGGCACCGATCCCGACACCGGCGACGAGACTCGATTCTTCGCTAAGGGCTTTCAACTCAGCGCAGTCAAAGAGGCACTGCGCTCGGCAGGCGTCAGCGCTGGCGACACGCTCACCGGCGGCACGCTTGCAATCAAGTGGACCGGCGAAGAGCCGTCAAAGACGAAGGGCATGAGTCCGGCAAAGACGTGGTCGGCGCAATACAAGCCAGCCGTCGCCAACGCCGTTACCGACGATCTCATCTAGATCGGGCACACCAGGCAGTTCGTGCTGCCGTGCGCCGTATGGGTCGGCGCGTCTGGAAGAGCCGCGCCGACCCCACATTCACACCTGCCAACCACAGCTGCAGGGCATCGAGTCTGACCCTCCTCGGCGACTCGATGCCCTGCGACCTCTCAAGGGGACGACGTGCAAGAACCGCACCTCAACATCATCCAGGACCGCCTCGGCAACTACTTCGTCGAAGTAGCCCAGGGCGCAGAGCGCATCACCATCACTCCGCCGCTGTGGTCGACGAGTGAAGCCACCGAAGCGCTCAGGCGCATCGCATCAGTTACCGGCCTACGCACTGGACGCATGGCCTGATGCAACACGGCCCCGACCCCTACACGCGCATGCTCGAGCGCATGGACGAGATGCTTGCTGCGGACAAGGACCGCAACGAACGCAAACTGATCGAGACCATCGCCGACCTGGCACGCATCGGGCGCACCGGGCAACGACTCGCCGACTACCTCGCTCACATTGCCGCCGAGGAACCAAAACGGCGAGACGCAATCAACGAACTGCTGAGCGCATGGCGACACGCACTCAACCACTGAGCAACAACTGGCGCTGCCCGATCTGTGCAGACGCCTACTCGACACCCCGACCAGTGCTTGGCGTGCTGTGCGCACCTTGCACCAGAAAGAACCGAGGAATAGCACGATGGATGAAGCCCGAATTGACTACCGAAGAACCGCCGCAGGATGCGTCGCTGTGATCGCCCTACTCGGCGCATCCTTTGCGCTCGGACGCTGCAGCGCACCAGCAGAAGCACAACAGACGCCACCGCTCACCCTCGATGCAGCGACAGCTGCTGGCTACGACTTCCACGCCGCTGCCAGCCAAGCCCTCGCCGACCTCGACGCCTACCTGGTCTCGATCACGACAACGACGACAGCAGCTGCGCCACGAACGGCACCGAACTACGACGCAGGCGACGGATCTCGCTGGGACCAACTTGCACAATGCGAAGCCGGCGGCAACTGGTCAGCGAACACTGGCAACGGCTTCGGCGGTGGTCTGCAGTTCATGCACCAGCGCAGCTACTCGACGTGGCTGTCATTCGGCGGGGGAGAGTTCGCACCTCACCCGTGGGACGCAAGCCGAGAACAACAGATCGACATCGCTGAGCGAGTCCTGGCTAGTTCCGGCTGGCGCGCTTGGCCTGGCTGCGCGCGCAAGAACGGCTGGCTGTGATGGGCGAGATTCTCGACGCATTCCTCACAGCTTTCGACGCCGACAACACCAAGCGCTGCGCAAAGTGCTGGCGATATCTGCCGCACAGCGACTTCGGCCACGACGGCCGCACACGCGACCACCTGACCTACCGCTGCAACGCATGCCGATCAGTAGTTGAGACACACACCAGCACCATCGACCACCACGGGGACATCTAATGCCATCGATCAAGATCAGCAAGACTGCACTGCCCGACCCGCCCGAAACGCTGACCATTGAAGGTAGCGACGGTCAGCTCATCGGCACGCTGCGCTTCACCTACAAGAACGGCATCACCAGCGTGCTCGAGTACGCACCAGGGCAAGAACCGCACCGCACCTACCCGCTGCGATCAAAGCACCGGCCACGATGAGCTACAGACCTCACGGCTCACACCGCCGCTATGCGACTGACAAGTGTCGGTGCGAACCATGTCGGCGCGCGTACAGCGAATACAAGCGGGCCAACCGGCTCGGCAATCTCGGCCCGACGACGCACTTCCTGCGCTGGCCACTGCAGCCCCTATTCGATGCAGCAGGCACCACCGAGTACCTCGAACTCGCAGTGCGCACTGGCTTCCCAGCACGAACGATTCACCGCTGGAAACACAACGGCATCCCAGATCACAACGCAGACCGAGCAGCGGTTGCCCTGGGCTTGCACCCGATGACCATCTGGCCGAACTACTGCGACGAACTGGAGCCTGCAGCATGAACAACGAACAGATCGAACAGGCAATCGACGGGCTGAAGCTGCAGCGCTTCTGGCCACACCCCGAAGACATGGTGCTCGATGCCGGCAGAGCGCTTGACGCCATCTACGAACTGCAGGCTCGCTACGACATGATGACCACGCTGGCCAACGTCACCGCCGACACATCAGCCGACCGCATCGACGAGCTGCTGGCACGCATCGAAGAACTTGAGCAACGCAATCGCGCGCTCGAGGTCATGGTCGACCGCATGACCAGCAAAGACGATTGGGAGATCCTTATCGACATGCAGCGCGACCAGTTGAAGGTGCGCAAAGCGTTCAAGAAGGTCATGAAGCAACTTGACGATCTGAACCGGGACGTGGCGTCATGAGTGACGACCGGTGCACTGTCGATGGATGTGAGAAGCCAACGCTTGGGCGACCGAGAACTGTCGGCTTGTATCAATTCATCAGGCCACGGCACGTCTTCTGCAAGAAGCACGTCGATGAGTTCTATGAGCGTCACCCAAGCATGATTGAACGTCGACCAGTGACCTGTTTCATTTGTGGCAAGCCCCCACGTCAACTTGGCAGCAATTCGTGGAGTTCGCTTTGTAGTGGCCACGCAAAAACACAATGGCGACCTCGATGCTCAACTGAAGATTGCTGGTTCCCTGTCCACCAACCCCGAAACGCAACAAACGTAAGTGGCCTATGCATAAGTCATTTCAATGATCAAAAAGCCGAACCGAAGACGCTGGAGTGGTATCGGCGTCACAAAGTGCAAAGTCGCTCAGTTACGCAAGACGGCTATGTCAATTTGTATTTCTTCGACGGCGTGAGGATTCGTGAACATCGGTTGGTAATGATGTTTCATTTAGGTCGACTACTGACCGAACACGAGGACGTGCACCACCGCAACGGCGATCGATCCGATAACCGAATAGAGAATCTTGAGTTGAAGCGATACGGCCACGGTCGCGGTCAAAGCATTCCCGACCTCGTCGCTTCCGCCCATGAGATCCTCGCCACTTACGGCGACGCAGTATGAGCGCCCTTGCCCACGCGCTCGACTACGCCGAGCACGGTCTGCCGGTGTTGCCGATCAAGCCAGGGGAGAAGCGACCGCCGATGAGTGGCTGGCAGAACCATGCCACCACCGACAAGCCAACGATCGAGAACTGGTTCACTGGTCTCTATTCAGACCACGGCGTCGGCATCGCCACTGGCGGCACCATCTTCGCTCTCGACATCGACGTGAGCGGCGACAAGGCCGGCGACGAAACCCTTGCCGACTTAGAGCTGCAGTACGGACCACTACCCGACACGGCCACGGTGCTGACTGGCTCAGGTGGCCAGCATCGCTACTTTCTAATGCCCACTGGCGTCAGCATCAGAAACAACGCATCGACGGCGCTGGGCCCTGGTCTCGACATTCGTGGCGAAGGTGGCCAGTGCGTGGCACCGCCAACGATCCACCCCAACGGGCGACCCTATGAGTGGGACGGCGGCGAGATCGGCGAGATCGCAGCGGCACCGAAGTGGCTGATCGAACTGCTGACGGCGCGCGCTGAGCCGACACCAACGCCAGCCTCAACCTCGAGCAACGATTCAGAGTCGGTGGCGGCGAGATACAACGATCACACCACATGGGCACAGCTGCTCAGCAGCGACGGCTGGACACTGGCACAGACCCTGCCCGATGGCGAGCAGCGCTGGGTGCGACCAGGTAAGGACGCGCGCGAAGGAATCAGCGCCACAGTCGGCCACGGTGGCGGCGGTCAGATGACAGTGTTCTCGAGCTCGATCGCCTGGCTACCTGAGGGCAGTTACTCACGGTTCGGCTACTACGCCTGCCGTCATCACCAGGGCGATCGCAGTGCAGCTGCGTCACGCCTCTACGAGTTGGACATGGCACCGGTCAACGCTCTACTCGATTCCATCAGCGTCACAGAGATAACGCACAACGATGCGCCCGATGTGACCCCGACACCGACCGATCGCGTCGAACTGGCACACCTAGTCGACTGGCAGAAGTTCTGGCACCAAGACCACGCCGACGAGGAATGGCTGGCCTATCCAGTGATCCCGAAGGGCAGAGCCATCGCCCTCTATGCCCCAGCGAAGGCGGGCAAGTCCACCATCGTGCTGGCAGTCGCAGCAGCAGTGGCCACCGGTCGGCGTGTGCTTGGCCAACGCCGAGCCGAACAGGTTGACGTTCTGTATCTCGACTATGAGATGACCGAAGCCGATCTGCTCGAGCGACTCGGTGAGCTCGGCTACGGACCCGACGACGATCTGTCACGGCTGCACTATGCGTTGCTGCCATCGTTGCCACCGCTGGACACCAGAGAAGGTGCCAACGCCATCTTGGGGCTTATCGACAAGACCGGGGCGCAGCTGGCGATCATCGACACGTTCGGTCGTGCCGTGGAAGGTGACGAAGACTCTGCCGACACCGTGCGCGCGTTCTACCGCCACACAGGGCTCGCACTGAAAGCCAAGGGCGTCACCTACCTGCGCACCGACCATTCAGGCAAAGACACCAGCAAAGGCCAGCGAGGATCATCAGCCAAGAACGACGACGTGGATCTGGTCTGGCGACTCACCCGCACCGACTCAAAGCAAGGCGAAGGCGTGCGCCTCGAGCGCACACACTCACGCATCGCATGGGTGCCACAAGAGGTGAAGATCCAGCGACTCACCACCGACGACGGCTACTCCTATGAGATCGACCGCAACGCTGCCACCTATCCCGACGGCACTGCTCAGAACATGGAACTGCTCAAAGCTGCCGGCGTGGTCGCTAGCGATTCACAGAACCATGCGGTCGCTTTGATGAAAGGCACCTTGTCTCGCAACCTGGTCAAAACGGCGCTCAAGATGCTCAAAGACTCGGCCGATCACCGCTCGATCCTCGACGAAATAGTTGAAGCTCAACCGCGCCGGCGCGGTGAAATCGACGGTGGCGCGGTACCGCGCCAGCAAAACGGTGGCGCGGTAGCCCTCGAAAGTGGCGCGGTTGGCGCGGTCAAGGGGGACAAGGGATCGCAGACTGGCGCGGTTGACACCCCAAGTGGCGCACCTGTCAGCGAGTCCAAGTGGCGCGATGCGCCCGACGTAGTCGGCGCAGTGCACCAGGACCACCAAGAAGAGCACGAACAAGACCCCGACGACGACCCCAATCCCGACCTGCCCGATCTGATCTAGGAGCCCACCATGACCCGAACCTCATCACCCGAACTCAAGCGCCAGCACCTCGAGATCATCGCCCGACTCTCAGCGATGCAGACCCACCTCGGCGACTGTCTCGCCAACCTGCGAGACGCTCAGCCTGGCTACCCAACAGCGACAGGCTGCGGGGGAGCGCCACGACTCGACGCTGCCGGCAATCCACCAGGACTCGATCGCTACCTCGACCAGCCCGACCCAGCAGCTCACGAACTGCAGCTGCTCATCAAGACCACACGCCAGATGCTCAACCAAGCAACAGTGCTGCACGACATCGTCACCCGATGGGGCGCACCGTCGGACAATCACCACGAAGGTGGCGTCAAGCCACGACGCACCGCCAGCGGCGGCGACTGCGTCGCCTGCAGCACCTACTGCTCAGGCACGCACAACGATCGACTGCGTGCTGGTCTGTGCATGCCTTGCTACAAAGATCGCAGCAGGTCAACGCTCGAGCGTGGCGACTGGATGCTCGAGCGACGGCGCGCGCTGCTCACACAAACAGACGAAGAGGTTGCGTGAATGGTGACATGGTGACAACGCAGAACCCAACGCACGACCGGCGTGGTTTGCATTGCACCCGGTAGGGCGTGTACCCTGTGCGTCAACTAGGCGTCGACCGCACAAGCGGCGACGCCTTTGTCGTACACACTGCGAGTCAACATGACTGATCGCTACATCGGAAGATCGACTCGAGCATGGAAGCGGCTACGGCTGCGAGTGCTCGAGCAGTCAGACATCTGCTGGCTGTGCGGTCAGCCTGGTGCTGACACTGTCGACCACATCATTCCGCTTTCGATTGCACCGCACCTGGGGGAGTCCCCCGACAACGTCGCAGCAGCACATCGGTCATGCAACAGCTCACGCGGCGCACGAATGCCGACCGGCGCTCGGCCGCTGCCGACATCTCGATCCTGGTGACCCCCCGTACCGGGTCGTTTTTCTGTGATCCGCACTAGAACTAC